AGTTTGGTAGGCTTGTTGCCTGCCTTCGCTTGTCGGATCTTGATGTCGGTAAGTGGCACGGTGAAAAAGGGGGTATCGTCTCTGGAAGGGATATCCCCTTTTTTCTCGGCTGGACACGATTTCCGGCGAACGTAAGCGAACAGTGGAAGGGCGTAAAACGCCCAGCTAGTAAGGGGGGCGGGGAAATTCCCGACCCAACACGAACAGGAGCAACCGAAGTGATCAGACATATCGTCATGTGGAAGTTGCATTAAAATTCATGACAATAAAGTGCTGATTATTAAATAATTGATTCTCGGCGAAGGCGCTTGATACCCCTTCCGATACCCCCTTTTTCATGTGCTGGAAGAACCGACCGCAGCGCGACCTCGGACAATGAACCGTTCCGTGGGATTCGTCGCCATTCCGGCCGGTTGATGCTGACGGCGAGCGACAACTACCGGCCACTTGCGGTCGTTCGACAGCGCTCTCGGGCGGACATTCGAACGTCAGTTCCGCTCAGCTACCAGACTCGCCCTGTCGAAATGTACCGTCCTGCTTCGGCGGCCCAATTGAGAGACTCCAATCTTTCTCCCCGCCAGGGAAGTCGGGGTTGCCAATCAACAACCGGCAAGCTACGAGTTCGCGTCGCGGTGCTGGCTGTCGAAACTCCGCCTCGCTTCTCGAAAGCGGTCCGCATTCTCGACGATCCAGGTCCACAGCGGGACCATGCGAACGAGCAGGTCCATGCCCGTGTCGGATAACTCGTATTCGACTCGAGGAGGCACTTCGTCGAAATCGTGACGGAGCACCAGGCCATCACGTTCGAGTTGTCGTAACGTGCGCGTCAACATCCGCTGAGTCACCCCGTGCATGCGCCTGCCGATTTCGGCATGGCGCAGCCTGCCGTACACCCCGAGCGTATGGATGACACCGAGCGACCAACGACTTCCGGCGTGTGCGAGCACCTCCCGCCGGAGCCCGTCATCATCGTCTCGCAGGCCGTCGCACACGGTCTGCGAATATTGGAGAAGTTCGTCTCGATCCAACTATCTGACTCCCAGTATCACGCATGTACCTTCTTTCACACACGTCCATGCACCGCTAGACTGCGTGCAACGCATTCCTCAGCAGGCAAGACGATGAACCAAACAGATCCTAACGCTACGTCTCAAAACATTCTCGTGCTCGGTGCCGGCGAACTCGGCCTCCCCGTGCTACGCAATCTTGCGCGTCGAGCGCAGGACATCGCAGGCGCGAAGATCAGCGTGCTACTGCGCGCGAGCGCCGTCGAGTCCAGCGCACCGGCCAAGCGGCATGATATCGCGGAGATTCGAGATCTCGGGATCGAGATCGTCGTAGGCGATTTCGTGAAAAGCTCCATCGATGAGCTTGCCGCCTTGTTCGCGCGATACGACACGGTAATCGGTTGCGCGGGCATTACAGCCGGAATCGACACGCCGATGAAGTTGGCGCGAGCTGCGTTGCAGGCGGGCATCCCGCGGTACTTCCCGTGGCAGTTCGGGGTCGATTTCGACGTGATCGGCCGCGGCAGTCCGCAGGACATCTTCGATGCACAGCTGGACGTGCGCGAGTTGCTGCGCAGTCAGCACAAGACCGAGTGGGTCATCATCTCGACCGGCATGTTCATGAGCTACCTGTTCGAGCCGGAATTCGGTGTCGTGGACCTGCAGAACGACGCAGTCCACGCGCTGGGCAGCCTCGACACCGCCGTGACGCTGACTACGCCCGATGATATCGGTGCGCTGACCGCCGCGATCGTGTTCGCCCAACCCCGTATCCGGAACGAGATCGTGTATCTGGCCGGCGACACCGTGACTTACGCGGAGGTTGCCGACAAGCTGCAGGCGGGCCTCGGCCGGCCGTTCAGCCGTTCCGTATGGAGCGAGCAGTATTTGCTGGATGAGCTGGCGCGCGACCCGAACAATATGATGCGCAAGTATCGTGCGGCTTTTGCTCAAGGGCGAGGTGTCGCATGGGACAAGAGTGGGACGTTCAACCAACGCCACGCCATTCCGGTCACCGACGTGGCATCATGGATCAATGCAAACCTTGTTTCAGGCCGCGGCGAGTAAGCGTGAGCCCCGCCATCTAGGCAAACCGTGTCGAGGATCGTTCCCCCGAGCAGAAAGCCCGCCCGCGGCCAAAGGGCGCGGGCTCCTGTTTTCCGCACTGACTTCAGCCGAATTCTGCTCGGCGAAGTCGGCGTGTGAAAACGATGTGGCGGCTGGCGGAAGTTGCTTGTTAGCGGTCGTTGGCGACGCGGAGGATTAGATGACGGGTTAGGGGCGATCACGGCCCTTCATGAGGTCATACCCAAGTAACTTTAGACCTGACCGGCGCTGGCTGAGAGATCAGGTCTAGCCTTACACAAGTTATTGGGCGGTGGACGTTTCGCGCGATGTGATGGAACGAATCCATGCCTGTACTTCCGTCTCTGCCCATAGTGAGAGATTGCGAACCCGTCGTGGTCTCGGGAAACTACCTTCCTTCATCATGTCGTAGATCGTCGTCTTACCTAAGCCGACCATGTTCAGAACGGTCGGAAGTCGCAACAGTCGTTCAGTCGTGGTGCTCAATTCCATGTTCCTCGTTATTCTTTGATGCTCGCCAGTGCGATAGCCGGGCGCTTTTCCGCGTATTTCCGCTTTCGCGGCAGCCGACGTTGGGTAGAAAGGGCCGGGCGCGGGGTCAATTTGCGGCTCCAGTCGGGAACGGCCATGCGGACGCAGGGCCAAGAGCGAGCTTCGCCTTGTAAGTCGGGAATGCTGCGTCGAGCAGCGCCCGATTCGACGCGATCCGTTGCTTATGCCCGATGGCAGTCAGCACATCCGACAAATCGGGGTATTCCGCTCTAGTGGTGGCGGCTAAGAATTCGGCAGTCATGTCGGGGTCAGGCATGTCGATGATCTCGTTTGCCCATTCGAGAATGCGCTTAAACGCTGCTTGTTCTGCCTTTGTTCGTCCGTGAGCTGGTGATTTGATCGAGCCGACGAGCCGCGCCGCGCCCGAACGAATGGCCTGAACGCGCGTCCACGATGCCCGCGATTGGGGAGATACCTTCAGCGGCTCGCTCGCAAAGCTGGTGCCGGTGTTGTATTCGATCGAGTAAATCCATGCGCCGGATGCGGGCTGTGCGACGCGAATGTATGCGAGCGGTCCCTTGATTCTTCCGGTTCGCTCAGGTCCGCATACCGTATCGACAGGCTCGCAGCAGCCGTTTGCATCCGGCTCTGACACCGGCCAGACCTTCGTGGGCGAGAGGCGGCCGAGTAGATCGGCGAGCGGCATCAGCGCGGTATGAACTGCTTCGATCGTCGGCTTCGCCAGTCGCCCGAAGTTCTTGTCATGGAGTACAGCCTGCAGGGCCTGCAAAAGTTGCTTTGACTGCTTCTCGCTGATCTTGGTGTGGGCGCTTTGCCGCGACGCTGCCTGCATCGGCGCCTGAGTCGCAATCGTGGATTCCGCGGTCGTCGACGCAGCGAGCGGTGCGGCGTCGGTGTGGGTTGCTGCGCGGTCTACGTGCTCGGGCGAAGGTTCCGGGTCCGGCTGCGCATCGAGCAGGGGCACCGCTTCGAGGTACTTCTTCGTGACTTTCGTCTTGCCTGCTTCAGCCGCTTTGGCGATCCCGACGACGATGCGTTCGAGCGCTTTGTCGCCGCCGTGCAGGCGGATCTGCTCGATGGCAAGTGTGCCGGTGCATTGGCCGTTACGTACGAGCTGATGCAGTTCTGCCGGTGCCCGTTCGAGCAGACCGACGTCGCGGATCGTTTGATCGGTGACGTTCAAGCGTTTGCAGATGGCGGCAAGCGTCATGCCGTGAATGTCGCGCAGTTCTGCGACGGCAGCGGCCAGATCAAGCGGCGACGACTGCTTGCCGTTGTTGCTGAGATAGCCGTCGATCACCATTTCGGCACGGTTGACCGTCTTTGCGTCACGGACGACGACCGGGATCTTGCCGATGTCCTTGCCTGTTTCGATTGCCGCGCCAGCCGCAAGGTAGCGGTGCTGCCCCTTGTATACGAACAGCAGATCCTTGCCCGCGACCTTCCGCGCGTAGCAATGGAGCGGTGAACCCTTGTCGTACCCGTTTTCCATCATCAGTGCAGTGAGGTGTTTCACCCACTCCGGATCAACCGGTCGGATGTTGTCGGACGGGTCGTAGTGAAGTTGTTCGTACGGGACCATCCACAGGTCCGCTGACGTTGCGCCGGCCGCTGCGGCGGCAGCCTTGATGTTGCCGGTCGGGATTGGCGCGGTGAGGTCGAGCTGTTGCGTGCGGTCGTCCATTACGCAACCTCCTGCGGGGTCACCGTCCGCGTCTTGCCCCGCTTCTTCGCTTTATCGATCGCGTTCGACGCCTCGACACCTGCTGCGTGCTTGGCGTCGCGCAGGCGTTTGATTGCGTCGGCGCAGTTGCCTTCGTCCGGAATCGAGATCAGTCTGCGGGCAATCTCAGTGCCGTCGAGGATCAAATACTCCGTATGCACGCTGTCCGGCAGTGGGCGGCGTCCGACTACGTACTTACCGATCAGAATCGGGGTCGACGGACGACGTGCGTTCCGGTCGTATCGCGTGATGGTGCGAAGTGAGAGGGTATCTCGACGTTCGACATCGAAGAGAGGTTCGGCTTTGACTTTAATGCACGGCATGACGGTCTCCATGACGCCGGGGCCGCTCGCCCCGGCAATGTCGGGGCGATTTAGACGGTGACGTGGTAGGCGGTCGTCGGAGCGACGACAGGATCGTCCTGGAACACGTTCACGACGACAAACAGCAGAGCGGCGACGACCGTCCAGCGGAAGATCTTCGATTTTTCAAAGTTGCTTTGGCGTGCCGGCTCGGACGGGGTAATGCGGGGTGTTTGCTCGTCGCGGAGCCAGTCGTGACGGTCGTAGAGCTGGCAATCGATCAGGCAGCTCGCTTGACAGTGGTGAGCGGCGGATTGCGAAGCGTGCAGTTCAGGAAGTTCGCGATTCATCAGTTCCTCACGATAGGTTGTGACGTGAGGATGATAGATTTTCTATCCAACCATACGCAAGAAAAACTGTCCTTTCCGGGTAGAAAATCTATCTATTGAGATCGGGCAGGCAATAGTCAGGAGTGGGCGCGCAAAAAAAATCCCGCCGAAGCGGGACTGCGGGAGAGCGAGTTATCGCCTGCGATATCGACGGTGTTCAACCATCACGCCAATGATCCGAACGGGTTCGTGTTCGCTATTTATCGTTGGATAGTCGGAGTTCAGTGGGACCAGCTCAAACACTTCCGCGCCGGTCGTACTCACGCCACGAAGCCTGTACTTCTTGAACGTGGCTTCTTCTTTGCCGTTCTTTGCGACGACATAGTCGCCCGGCCTAGGCGCAATGGCTGGCTCAACGATGATTCTATCGCCGGGCATAAACTCCGGTGCCATCGATTCCCCCTCTACCTCAAGGGCGAACGCATGATCCGATAGTTCTAGATCGGTTAGCAGGTACTCGAACGCACCGCCAGGTGGAAACGGAGTGATTGCCTCGCTCATCAGGCCGGCTTGCACGCTGCTGATCAGCGGTATGCGACGCGTGCCGACATTCGCCGGGACAACGTTCCCAATGGGCGTACCCGCAACGCCGGGGATGGGAATTGCATGTTTGGTAATACGTGCGATCTCAAGAATCTGGCCGAAGCTTGGCTCGTGACGGCCGTTCTCCCACGCTGACACGTTGCCGCGCGTCTTCCCCAATCGCTCTGCGAGTTCATCTTGCTTGAGGCTGGCAGCTTCGCGGCTCGCCTTTATCCATTCACCGATGTCCATGCGCTCAATGGTAAGAAAATCTTGCGCGCGCATGGCTATATTTTCTATCTCTTGAATGTTAGAATTTCTATCATTGTGCTGATGATGGAAGCTCATGGACAACATCGTTGAACACCCCTTGGATCGTGCCGCCAAAGCGGCCGGGCTGACTATGCAGTCGCTTGCAGATCACCTTGGCGTGACTCGCGCGGCGGTCCAGCAATGGAAGCAGGCGGGCCGGCGGGTGCCGGCTGAACACTGCCCACCAATTGAGCAGCTTTGCCACGGTGCCGTGCGATGTGAGGAACTGAACAGTCGGGTCGACTGGGCCTTCGTCCGCCAATCGGGGCCATCGCCAAGCGCAACGCATGTCTGCAACAGCTAACGGTGCGGTTTCGATCGCACATCTCGAATCCTAGTGACGTTTCGTGCGTCGCGACAGGATGAAACGCTCCGATCTCAAACGTTATGACCTGCCGATACGACAGTACCGAATGGCTGGACGTCCTTTATACGTCCGTTCGCAATACGCCCGGCGGCGTCGCCGATGCGGCGAACCACCTCACGATGCGGCGCGGTAAGAACATCACACCGGAATCGCTTCGCCTTCGCCTACGTGGTGTTGGCGACAGTCGCTTGTCGATGGAAATGTTCGAGTTGCTGATCGAGTGGATGCAGGAAAAGGCAGAGGGCGAGGCGTACGCGCTCGACGCGCTGCATGCATTGAATTCGCGATTCGGTTTGGTGGCCGAGCACGTCGACGACCACGCCGCTGACGACGTCAGCGAGCCCGGCACGCTGCGCCTCGTTTCGACGGCGCTCCACCTGCAGGCACATGTCGGTCTTGTTGCGGACGACGTGACACGCGCGTTGGTGGATCAGCGGATCGACGACCACGACGCGGAGAAGATCATCGCGACTGGCCGCAAGGGCCAGCGTCTGTTCCAGCGTTTGATTCACGCTGCTCGCAACCTCGCCGTGCGTCGACGCCGTCGTCATGGAGCGGTTTAAGCCCGGCATGGGGTGCTGTCGTCCTGACCGTGAGCATATCGGCCTCTGCTGCTCGCCCGAGCAGCAATTGGCGTGCGCTGTCACGACGCTCGCATCCCGATTCGAGTGTGCCCCCGCCGAAGCGGGGCGCTTGCTGTCTGAACTGCTCGCCGCGTTCCCCGATCGCCTCGCTCCGATTCTTGCGGAAGCGAACGCAGCCGGGCGCGTGCGCTTGTTCATCGAGCGAGCTGCGCGCGCATGCGCCGCGCTCGCGACCAAGGCGGAACGTCACACCTTCCGCGACCAGCTTACCGATCGTCTCTGCGCGCTGGACCTTGCCGCGTTCGACGATCTCATGTCGGCGGAATGGCGTCGACTGCGCGGCAAATAACCGGAGACACATGTGAACGTGAACGGGATCAGTAGCGCGTTGCGACGCAGCGCATCGCAGTACAGCCGCTCGCCGAGCGGGCGGCAGTGCTATGCGGCGGGTCGAGCCGTATGGCGAAGCTTTTCTCACAAGGTCGAGCGCGACCGCCGTCTCGTCGAGCTGGAGGCGGCTCGGCGTGCGAGCTAACAGCGCGTAGCTCAACGAATTGTGATCTGGCCGCCAGTAGTAACTCGGGCGGCCAAAGTAACTTTGATCGAGGGAATTTTTGTATGGCGACACTGGACCAGATTATTCAGCAATTGCGTGCTGCGGGTCATCCTGACCTGCCCGCCGGGCATCCAATTGCGGACGGCAAACATCACCGATACGGGCCGCGCAAGAAATACTGGTATCAGCTTCGCGAAGTCATCAGCAAGGGCGTGGTAATCGGCTATGGCGGCACGTTCGGCCATTTCTCGGGCGACGATCCTGGCACCGAGCGGTTCGAGTGGAGCGGCGCACCGCTGAGCGAGGAAGTGCTCGCGGAGACGCGTCGCCGGCAGGAAGCCGCCGACCGTGAGCAGGCGGAGCGTGACGCGCGTCAGGCGAAGCTCGCCGCGAACCGCGCGCGAGATCAGTGGAACCGCGCGGCAGAGCATGGCGAGTCCACCTATCTTGAACGCAAGCGCATCACGGCCGAAGGCGTGCGTTTCGACGCGGACGGCACGATGTTCGTGCCGATGTATCAGTACGGCGACGATGCTCGGCTCGTCGGCCTGCAGAAAATCACCCCGGACGGCGCGAAGCGCTTCAACAAAGGCATGGAAAAGAAGGGCGCGTCGTATCTGCTCGGCGAGGTCGGCGCAGACGATCAAATCGTGCTGGTCGCCGAAGGCTACGCGACCGCGCGCTCGATCCGCATGGCGATCAATGAGGCGTTCGCAGTCAATGTCTGCTTCGACGCGGGCGGCATCCTCCCGGTCGTGCGCTACCTGCGTGCGACGTATCCGGATGTGCACGTGCTGGTCTGCGCCGACGACGACTGGAAGATCGAGCAGCGCATGCGCGACTGGCTCGCCGACGAGTTCGCTTTCCGGGGTGAACTGGTGTTTGGTGCCGACCCGGTGCGGATCGAGGCGAAGAACACGTGGTACATGGTCGCCGTGTCACGCCGTCGTGACGACAATGGCGTGCAGTATGTCGAGGTGAGCTACGGAAACGACGTGATGCCGTTGCGCCGTAAGCGCTTCGAGAACACGGGCCTGAAGCGTGCGTACGAGGCTGCAGCGACGGTCGCCGACGTCAGCGTCGTCTATCCAGCATTCGCCAATCGCGGCGAGCGCAAGCTGACCGATTTCAACGACCTGCACGTCGAAGAGGGCGTCGAGGCGGTCGAGGCGCAGGTGCAGGCGGCAATCTTGCGCGTCATCGCGCCAGCGAACGAAGAGATTCGGCCGGCGACGGCTGCGGTGCCGACCGCGGACGACACGCCGACGAAACCCGCCGCGACGTCCGCTGCCGCGAAACAGCCGGAATGGGATGGCCGAGAGGCCGAGAACGGCGCGCACACGTGGGAGCAGGACCTCGCGCGTTCGGACAAGGGCACGCTGCTGCCGACGCTCGGTAACGTGCACATGATCCTGTCAAATCACAAGGCATGGCAGGGCGTCATCGAGCAGGACGACTTCGGTGGCCGCGTGATGAAACGCAAAGCGCCGCCGTTCCCGCAGGGCGTGAAGGGCGAGTGGACCGACATGGACGATCAGCGCTGCGCGCTCTGGTTGTCGCAGCGCTACGGCCTCTCGGTGCGTACCGATATCGTGATGAACGCGGTTCTGTTGGTGGCGGACGCAACGCACTTCCATGAGGTGCGCGAATACCTCGAAGGTCTGACATGGGACGGCGTGTCGCGTGTGCGCACGATGCCGTCGACATACCTGCGCGTGGCCGACAGCGAGTATGTGCAGCTCGCGTTCATGAAGTGGATGATCGCCGCCGTCGCGCGCGTGATGGAGCCGGGCTGCAAGGTCGACAACGTCCTGATCCTCGAAGGCAAGCAGGGGCATCGCAAATCGACGGCGCTGAAGGTGCTGGCCGGCGCTCCGTGGTTCACCGATACGCCGATCCAGATCGGCAACAAGGACACGTACGCGGTGCTGGCCGGGAAGTGGGTGATCGAGCTGGCCGAGCTGGATTCGTTGAACAAGGCCGACTCGTCGGCGGTGAAGAGCTTCTTCGCGACGGCCGTCGACCGGTTCCGCAACTTCTACGGCAAGCGGGCGACGGACGTCCCGCGTCAGTGCGTGTTCGCCGGCTCGGTCAACTTCGACACGTACCTGAAAGACGAATCGGGCAACCGGCGTTACTGGCCACTGCGTGTCGGTGGGTTGGTCGATATCGACGGCATTGTGGCCGTTCGCGATCAACTCTGGGCGGAAGCCGTGCACCTGTATCGCTCGGGCGTCGTGTGGCACGTAGAAGAGCATGAGCGTCCGCTGTTCGAGATCGAGCAGGCGGAGCGCTACGAAGGCGACGTGTACGAGGACAAGATCGCCAAGGCCCTGGAATTCGTGTCGCGCACGACGATGGAAGAGATTCTCGCGGACATCCTGAAGCTCGATACGTCGAAGTGGACGCTCGCCGAGCAGCGCCGTATCGGCAAGGCGTTGAAGTCGCTCGGGTGGGTGCGCAAGCGCGAGTCGACCGGATCGCGCGGTTGGTACTACGTGAAGGAAGAGCAAGAGCCGGAAGCGGAGCGCGAACTGGTCGCAGCGGGTGATGACGACAGTCCGCTGTGATGGCGTGGCGCGCTGTGCCTGCGCGGCGAGCGCGCCATGTGCCCCGTCTTGGCGCGCTGCGGACGTCCCATGTCCCAACGTCCCAAGGCGCGGTCTCGGGCGCGGGTGCGGGGCGCGACATGCGCGACGTGAGCGGCGCATGTCGCGCATGTCGCAGGCGCGCACCCCTGCAAGCCTTTTCCCTTGGGACATTGAGACATTAGGACGATTAGGAGAGGGTCATGATCGATTTGAAAGAGCGGGTGGGCGTTGCGATGAGCGTTCGTGGTCAGTTCACCGACCCGATTGCCGATCCTAAAGTTACTTTGGGCGCGCTCGCCTTTGCGAACGATCTCGGGAGCTTGCTGGCCCGAATCAAGGCCGGGCCGCTGCCGACGGCTGCGATGGTTCGACGTGCAACGTTGCTGTTGGCGCAGATGATCCGCACGTCGGGCCGATTCAAGCGTGCGCGGTTCACGGGCCTGTCGCGCGACGAGCGTCGCGATCAACGTGCGGGGCACGCTGTCGAGCGTTCGAAGGTCGACATCGTCGAGCGATTCGCGCTGCGGTTGCTGGATGAGTGGGTGAACGACCAGTGTGTCGAGTGCGAAGGCCGTGGCGTTGTGCGTCGCGCGCGTCCCGTCACGACGTCAACGCACACGTGTGATGTATGCGGGGGCAGCGGGAAGGTGTGTGTATCGGAGGAGCGTATCCCGTTCTTCGAAGGGCGTAACGGGCCGCTGGTCTTTCGGGAATACGAACCTTGCGACGACTGCGGCGGGATGGGGCGGATCGCGGCGTCGCCGGTTTCGGATGCGAAGGGCCGGCACATTTGCCCTGACTGTTCCGGTTCCGGCAAACGGCAAGTCGACGATGCTGGCCGGGCGCACGCACTTGGTGTATCGCTCGACGAGTATCGGAAGAACTGGTCGTGGCGCTTTCACGACATGCTCGCGCTGCTGGATACGGTCGATGGATCGGTGTACGACACATTGCGTCGACAATTGCGAGGATGAAACGTATTCCATTTCAAGAGCGGATCGCGTAAACTTTGCACATCCTTTACCGCGTCACTGGATAAATGCGCGACCGCATACTCGTGTCGCAACCTTCGCCCGACAGGCGTACTGAATCGCGGGAGCGCCGCGACCAACAACGATAACTGTCTGTCGGGATCTGTTGGGAGGGCGTTCGCCCTTACGAAATGAATATCGAAGCCCTGAGTGCGCAAGCCCTCAGGGCTTTTTGCATTGGGGCGCTGAAATGCGAATCGAGTCAACGAGCGCCGGGCCGAGCGAGGTCTGGTCGACGTGGGATGAAGATCGAAGCATGGGGCGCGTTACCGCGCGGTGCTTCGTGTTTGACGATGCGATGGACCGTGTCGTGTGGGCAATGGACCGAGCTGGCGATCGCGCGATCGCGGATATCACGGTCGGTGCGGGTACATCCGATAGTTAGGCCCTTCGTGGATTTCCGCGTAGGTATCTTGCGGCCCGTAGGAACGGCTCAGCTACATGCAACGTGCGGCATCTATGTGGGGGGCGTCGTAACAAGAGAACGTACAGTTTGCGCGATCGTTGGCCACGAAACGGGTTTCCGGAGGAAAGCGTGCCATAGCCCTTCGTCAGTGGGAGGCTGATTTGCAGACATCAACACGATCGGAAGCCGGGAAAATGTGGGATTAGTGCGGAGTGTCCGACAAAGCGCTACCCCATCCATGCCGGGCATCGACCAATCGGTTATCACAACGTCCACTGCGATTTCCAATATTTTGGCAAGGGCTTCCTTACCGCTCCGTGCCAACATCACTTGGTAGCCGGCGTGTTCAAGAAGCAGCCGAAACGCGTGCAGTGTGTCTTCATCGTCTTCAACAAGAAGGATCGTCGCCATAATCGACATCCATGGTTGCGAGAGTGCAAATGCGGCCCCTTGGCCCGCAGCCAGACTCCAGTGTGCCTTTTAGATTGCGCGCGTACTAGTTCTGATTTCTACGCGACGAATCAGTAGTGTGTATAAGTTACCGAGCCGCAATATTTGAGCCCGGTTACGCATTAACATGGGCGTCACGGGATCGACCCGACCGCATTGTCGCAAAGCGCCGCCCATTTCGATGCGTACGTTGACGGTCCTAACCCGGCTGCGAGTAATCGACGACGCGTGCGGACAACGCGTGGCGGCCGCACGTAGAGATCTCCTCCGACATTCCCTCGGAAGTCCACGATGAACGATTAATAGGCAAGCGGGGACCCTGTAAGAGGCCCAGCATGCGGGGGCTCGCACCCGCGTTTTTTCTCTACTGGCGAGTTTCCATAGGGGGTCATATTCATGCCGACTCAGCAGCAGATCGCTGACCATCTCGACCTTGACCAGTCGGCCGTTTCGCGGTTCGTCGACAAGGTCCGGCTCGATTACCGCGCGGTGTCGATCGACGAGATCCGCATCGCCTACATCCGGCACTTGCGCGAGGTCGCGGCCGGCCGCTCCAGCGAGACCGGGATCGATCTCGTCGCCGAGCGTGCGATGACGGAGCGCGTTGATCGCGAGATCAAGCTGCTGACGCTTGCCGAGAAGAAGGGGCAGCTCGTCAACGCGGCGCAGCTCGAACAGGCGTACGGCCTGATGGTCGGCGCATTTCAAACGGAGCTGCTGTCGCTGTCCGACAAGCTGGTGCAGGAGCTGCGCACGCTATACGGCGTCGAGGTCGACGTCGAATGGTTGAACGAGCACATATATGGATGCCTTGAGCAGCTTTCTGAATACGACCCAGACAGTCCACGCGGTGATCCGCCGGATCGCGACGATGCTACGTCCGCCGGAGCGAATTGGGACGACGGACTGGGCACGCAAACATCGCCGGTTGAGCGCGAAGGGTTCGGCCAGCCCCGGCCGGTATAACCCGAACATCACGCCGTGGGTGTTCGGCATGCACGAAGCGCTGGACGATCCGACCGTGCAGAAGATCGTGTGTATGAAGTCGGCGCAGGTCGCCTGGACAGATGGCGTGCTGCTGAACTACATCGGCAAGCGGATCGACGTTGACCCGTGCCCGATGATCGTCATGTTCCCGAAAGAGAAGACGGCGAAGAAGTTCAACCTGGAGAAGTTCGAGCCGATGGTCGAGGTGACGCCTCGCCTCTCGGCGAAATTGCCGGTACACGCGGCCCGCGACAAAAACAACCTGTGGGATCACAAGACGTTCGCACGCGGCTTCCTGAAGTTCATCACGTCGAACGCGCCGGACGAAGTGAAGTCGACGCCGGCCCCGGTCGTCGCGGTCGAGGAGCCGGACGACGCGAATACGAACGTGCGCGAGCAGGGCGATTCGATCACGTTGCTGGAGGAGCGGAACAAGAGCTACTCGGCCCGGCGACGCAAGATGATCTTGGGCGGCACGCCGACCATCGACGGCCTGTCGCGCATCCAGCAGGCTTACGCGGCATCTGATCAGCGCGTGTATCTGGTGCCGTGCCCTGATTGTGACGAAGAGCATGAGCTGGCGTGGGAAAACGTCACGTGGAGCGAGGGCGCCGAAGTCGTACATGAGGTCTACGGACGTGCACAACCGGAGACGGCGCGTTACACCTGCCCGCACTGCGGCTCGTTGTGGGACGACGCGACGCGTATTCGCGCTGTCCGTCGCGGGCGATGGGTTGCGACGGCACCGTTTCACGGCGTTGCCGGCTTCCGCATCAACGAGCTGGTGTCGCCGTTTCCCGGCTCGAACATGGCCGAGCTGGTCAAGAAGTGGTTGACGGCCGACAAGGCGCTGCGCGAGGGCGACGATACGAAGATGCGTTCGTTCGTGAACAACTCGCAGGGCAGGGCGTACAAGTACAAGACCGATCTGCCCGAGCTGGACGTGCTCGCGCAACGTGCGCAGCCGTACGCGGAGCTGACGGTGCCGCTCGGCGGTCTGGTGTTGACGCTTGGCGTCGACGTGCAGCACGACCGGCTCGCGATCGTCGTTCGTGCATGGGGACGCGGCGAGGAAAGCTGGCTCGTCGCTTGGGGTGAGATCTACGGCAACGTGACGGAGCAACAGCAAGACCCGATGACAGGCGGCGTATGGGGCGCGTTGACGATGCTGCTGTCGCACGCATACCGGCATGAGAACGGCTGGCTGCTGCGTGTACGTGCAACGTCGATCGACTCGTCAGACGGCGCTACGTCGGACGCGGTTTACAAGTATGTGCGCGCTGCGCAGCACGCCGGTTACAACGTCATGGCCGTCAAGGGCAGCAGCAACGTCGACGCGGAGATCTTCAGCGTACCGAAGGCGTCGATCGACTCTACGCGCAACAACAGCAAGGCGGCGAAGTACGGGCTGCGGCCGTATATGGTTGGCGTGAGCCGCGCGAAGGATCTGATCCTCGAAAACCGGTTGAAGCTCGAAGGCGACGGGCCGGGCCGCATGCACTGGTATAGCGGCGTGCGCAGTGACTACCTGTCGCAGCTCACGGCGGAGGTCAAGGTGCCGGGGCCGCGTGGCGGTAAGCGCGTGTGGAAGAAGATCAGCCCGCGTAACGAGGCACTGGACTGCGAAGGGTACGCGCTGCACGCGGCTCGGAGCGTGAAGGTGCACCTGATGACCGAGGCGCACTGGCAGGTCGAGCAGCATCGTGCGTCGCAGGTCTCCCTGTTCGATGCGGTGCCGGTGCTGGAGGCATTGCCTGCGGCGCTGCCGGCCGAGGTGCCGCCCGATCCACCGGACGTGCCCGAGATTATCGAGACGCCGCGGCCGTCGCCGCAGGTAGCAAAACCCACCGAAACCCCGCCTCCGAGCGGGGTTTCGCGCATTCAGGGGCGTCGTGTTGGTCGATCGACGTACCTGAAGCGGCGCTAAACGAGGGAATGGCATGGCATACACAAAACAGGATTTGCAGAACATCCAGTCTGCAATCGCGAAGGGCGAGCTGGAAGTCCAGTATGCCGACCGGCGCGTGAAATATCGCTCGATCGGCGAGCTGCGCGAGGCACGCACCGAGATCATTCGCGATCTGAACGGCGCGGCCGGGCGTTCGTCGATCGTCCGGATTCGTCACGCCGGCAAGGGGGTGCGATGAAGGGGGGCTTTCCGTCACTCGCGCGGCGCGGATTCGTGGTGCCTACGCGGCTGAAGGCGGCGGCATATGAGTCGGCGAGCACGACGGGCGCACGGGCGAAGTCGTGGCGTGCGTCGAGCGCCGGACCGAACGCGGCGGCGGCGCAAAACCTGCCGCTGCTGCGCTCGCGCGCTCGCGACGCGATTCGCAACGATCCGTGGGCGAAAACGGCGATTGCGCGACTCGTATCGAACACGATCGGCAACGGCATCCAAGCGCACCCGAAGCATCCGAACGCTGCGGTTCGAAAGATGCAAAAGCAACTTTGGGAGGATAGCTGCGAGGAGATCGACGCGGACGAGCTGTTCGACATGGCGGGCGTGCAGACGCTTGCCGCACGTGCGTTTTTCAGTGACGGCGAGGTACTGGTTCGTCGTCAGTTCCGCAGTCCGAGCGAAGGGTTGGCGGTCCCGATGCAGATCCGGCTGCTCGAAGGCGATCTGCTGCCGATGGAGAAGAACGAGATCGTCCCCGGCGGGGGCGAGATCGTCAACGGCGTCGAGTTCAATGCGGACGGTCGACGCGTTGCGTATCACCTGCTGCAGCGTCATCCCGGCGAGTACGGGCGTGCATCGACAACCAACATGCAGACCGTTCGCGTGCCGGCCGACGAGATCGCGCACGTTTTCCTCGCGTTGCGGCCCGGCCAGGTGCGAGGTGTTCCCGAACTGTCGACCGTGTTGCTGCGGCTCAAGTCGCTGGACAACTTCGACGACGCGGTGCTGTTCCGACAGGAGGTCAGCAACCTCTTTGCGGGATTCATCACGAAGCCGCCTGCCGAGCCGGGCCTGATGGGCGATCCAGTCACGGGCGCGACGATGGAGTACGACGTCGACGGCTTTTCGCCGGTCGTATCGCTCGAACCGGGGAGCATGCAGGAGCTTGCTCCCGGCGAAGACGTCAAGTTTGCGGAACCGCCGGGCGCGGGGACCGACTACGGCCCGTTCATGCGTCAGCAACTGATGGCCGCTGCGGCGTCGGTCGGCATGCCGTACGAGGTCATGACGGGCGATCTGCGCGACGTGAGCGATCGCGTGCTACGGGTGATCTTGAACGAATTCCGGCGGTCGATCGAGCAGATCCAGTGGAACGTGTTCATTCATCAGTTTTGCCGGAAGGTCTGGCGCTGGTGGGTCGACGCTTGCGCGCTGTCGGGCGCGATGCCAATGGCCGACTACTACCGACGTCGTCGCGACTATCTGCGGGTGCGGTGGGTGCCGCAGGGCTGGCCGTATATCCATCCGGTGCAGGACGTCACGGCGAAGCGGATGGAGATCCGGTCTGGGCTGGCGAGCCGGACAGGTGCAGTGCTCTCGCGCGGTGACGATCCCGAGCAGGTCGATCAGGAGAACGCCGACGATCTCGCGCGCGAGCGCCGGCTCGGAATTCGATATGACACGCTCGATCCGGTCGATGGGGCGGGCGATCTTTCTAATGGGGATGGCGAATGAAAGAGAAGAAGCGGTGGTGGGACATCCGTGCGCAGGCGAATGCGACGGGCGGCAGCGAGGTAGAGATCCGGATCTATGGCGAAATCGGATTCTGGGGCACCGACGCCGAGATGTTCGCCGCGAAGCTCGATGAGGTGGCGTCGACAGCGACATCGATCGTCGTCGCGATCAACTCGCTGGGTGGCGACGTGTTCGACGCGTTCGCGATCTACAACGCTGTGCGGCGGTACGCCGGCAAGGTGACGGGGCGCGTCGACGGTGTGGCTGCGTCGGCAGCGTCGCTGATCCTGATGGCATGCGACACGATCGAGATGCCTTCGAATGCGCGGTTGATGATTCACAACCCGCATACGTTCGCGGCCGGCGAGGCCGGGGATCTGCGCAGGCTTGCGGATCTGCTGGACAGTACGTCCGACAGTATGTTGGCGGCATACGTCGAGCGCAGCGGCCGGACGGCGGAGGAGGTCCGCACGATCATGGATGCTGAGACCTGGCTCACGGCCGCGCAAGCGAAGGAGCAAGGGTTTTGCGACACGATTGTCGATCCGGTCCGCATTGCCGCATACGCGGGCGCAGCCCGGCACGCGGCACGCTTCACGTCGGTGCCCGCCGAAATCATGGCCGCGCTGGAGAGTGACGGCGAGGTGCCGCCGGTCAATCCGCCGGCCGATCCTGCGCCGCAGCCGCAGCCGCAGCCGCAGCCGCCGGCAGCGCCGGACGTCGCGGCGCTGGCGTCACACGTGTACGCGGCATGCCGTGACGCGCGCATCGAGCACTGCGCGGAAGGCATCGTGCTGGCGACCGGCCTGCGGGATCGCGCGACAGTCGACGCGGCCATCCGCAACGCACAGGACATCGCGGGCATCTGTCTGGCCGCGAGCCTGACCGAACTGACGGCCGGTTTTGTCTCGGATGGCCTGTCGCCCGATCAGGTGCGCGCACGGCTGTTCGAGCGCGTGACGGCCTCGCAGAAGCCGATCAACCATCGTGCTGCCCCGGTTGCGTCGCAAGACGCGCCCGTGGTCGCGAATGCGCCGCGTGCGGCGTCCATCTACGCGGCTCGCAAGAGCGGCAAGTAACTTTGACGTAACCCGAGGAGGGGAAAACTCATGTCGAACTGGAAGGTACAGGCAAATCTCCCGGCCGAATTTCTCGTGTCGGAGGGTAACGGGCAGATCTCGCGCGAGCGGATCGTCGTGAAGGCAGGTCCGGCGCTGCCGGCCGGGCAGGTGCTCGGCGTGACCAGCACCGGCGAATACGCGCCGTACGACAACGCCGCGAACGACGGTTCCGAAGTCGCAGCAGCCGTGCTCTACGCGCCGCTGGCGGCGTCCGAAGCGCCGCGACCGGCGACGGGTGTCGTCCGGCTCGCCGAAGTCGCTGGCGGGCTTCTGACGGGCCTCGATGCGGCCGGTCGTGGCGATCTCGCCGAGCGACACGTGATCGTCCGCTGATCGCATCACACCCCATTCAAGGCCACGCCGACCGCGTGGCCTTTTTTGTATCCATTTTCATGTCGGAGGTTGTATGGCGGATATCGCCCTGTTTCAAGACGACGCGTTTTCGCTGTCGTCCCTGAGTGCTGCGATCAACGAGCAGCCGTATGTTCCCGGCCGGATCGGCACGCTCGGGCTGTTCGAAGAGGACGGCATCACCACGACTACGATCCAGATCGAGCGCGACGGCGACACGCTGTCGCTCGTCGCGTCTGGCCAGCGCGGTGCACCGGCCGCTGTTGTCGCAGGCAGCAAGCGCAGCATGATTCCGTTCAACACGGTGCATCTGCCGCAGCGTGCGGTGATCATGGCCGACGAAATCGCGAATCTGCGTGCGTTCGGTTCCGAAACGGAGCTGGAGGCGCTCCAGACCGTCGTGAATCGGCGACTCGCGAAGATGCGTAAGCAGCTCGATGCGACGCACGAATTCCACCGCATCGGCGCAATCAAGGGCGCAGTGCTCGACGCGGACGGCAAGACGGTGTTGATCGACCTGCTGAAGTACTTCGGTATCGAGCAGACGGTCATTCCGTTCGAGCTGTCGACCGCGACCACCGAGATTCGTCAGAAATGCGTCGAGGTGCAGGACGCGATCGAAGATTCGCTCGGCGCGGTGACGTACACGGGCGTGCGCGTGCTCTGCGGGCGCGAGTTCTGGAACAAGCTGATCGTCGCGAAGTCGGTGAAGGAGACGTATCTCGCGTCCGTGATGGCCGCGCAGCTTCGTGGCGATGCGCGCGACGCGTTCGACTTCGGCGGTTGCACGTTCGAGCGTTATCGCGGTCGCGTCGGCGATGTCGGGTATGTCGCGGACGACGAAGCGCATGCAGTGCCGGAGGGCGTGTCCGATCTGTTCATCACGCGCTTCGCGCCGGCCGACTACGTCGAAGCGGTGAACACGACCGGGATTCCGTACTACGCGAAGCAGGAACTGATGCCCTTCGGCAAGGGCGTCGAGATCGAGGCGCAGTCGAACCCGATCCACCTGTGCACGCGCCCGAAGGCGCTGGTCAAGCTGAAGGCGTGACATGGCGTTCCGGGATCTGATGGCCGACGTCGACACGGCCGTGAAGCGAGACCTGTCGGACGACGTCACGATTGACGGCAAACCGCTGCAGGGCATGTTCAAGGCGCCTTGGCTTGGCCCGGATCTCGGGACGCAACGCACGCAGCTCGTTGCGCCGATCCTCGACATCACGGACGACGATGCGGCACGTGTGCGTGAGGGCAGTATCGTCGAAGCGGGTGGCGAACGGTTCCGCGTTTTGGAGATGCACCCGACCGGCACTGGCTGGACGATTCTGATTCTGAGGTGACGATGGATCTGCTCAAGGTCGAGATCGACGTGAAGGGGGCGCTCGAAGCGCTCGCGGGCCTGCCGCCTGCATCAATGCAGGCGGCATGGCGTCGGACGTTGCGCAAGACGGGCGCATGGATTCGCAGCCAGACAGCGAAAGAGGTCAGCGGCGCGACGGGCATTCAACAGAAGTTGCTGCGGCAGCGGATGTACTTCTTCATGCGGTCGCTCGATACGGGCAAGGTGTGGCTGGGCCTGAACCCGCTCGAGGCGCATCGGCTCGGCACGGTCCGGCGCACGAAGAAGGGGATGCGCGCCGGCAAATCGCTGTTCGAGGGCGCGTGGCGCAAAACGACGAAACAGCCTGACGGGCCGATCTATCGCCGGACCGGGAAGGCTCGAACGCCGTTCGAGGTCGTGACGGTCGAGTGGTCGCAGACGGGTGACCCGGCATTTCGGCGGGCTGCACGTGCGTGCGAGGCGCGGCTGATGACGGTCCTGCGGCAAGAGGTCAACTATGAACTGCAAAAGGCGATGAACCGTGCTCGCTAACCTGAAAGAACTGCACGACGGAATCGAGGCAGGACTGCGCGAGCGGCTGCCGGATCTCGAACGCATCCATGCGTATCCGAAGATCGGCAAGTCGATCGACACGCCATTTATCGCGATCGAGCTGTCGGAGCTGGAGCCGGGGCACGATGACGGAACCGGCCGGGTTCCGCTGATCGCGCGCATGCAGGCCCGCGTGATCGTCGACCCGCTGGTGGACGATGCCGAGGTCCAGGTGCGCGAGCTATCGGCGCGCGTGCTGCAAACGGTGCACGGCGCGACATGGGGGCTGCCGATGACACCCGGCAAACAGGTCGGATCGGCCGGTGAAGATCCGTTTCGGCCCGAGCTGGATACGTATCTCGTTTGGCTTGTCGAGTGGGTGCACGAATTCGACCTGGGCGATGCGTACGAGCCGCCGACGAAGGGGCGTGCGGTGGTGTGGGGTGTCGATCCGGAGACGGGGCGGGGGCACGAAGACGACTACTGGAATCCAGCGGAACAGGGGCGGGGTGACGTGTGAGCGACTTTGAGCTTGGCGAAATGGATCGCCGTATGGCGTGCCTGACGCAATCCGCGGTCGTGGAGGCGATCACGTACGACCCGCCGCGCGTGAAAGTGCGTGTCGGCGATTGGGTAAGCGACTGGCTCAAATGGCAGACCGGTGCCGCCGGCAAGGTTCGGCATTGGCGTCCGCCGTCCGTCGACGAAGAGGTCGCCCTGTGGGCACCGTCCGGCGATCTCGCCGGTGCATTCGTCGCACCTGGCTACTACACGGAGCAGCACGGCGGGTCCGGGCGGTCGAGTCCTGATGAGACCGCGACCGACTTCCCGGACGGCGCATTCGAGCAGTACAACCATGCGAGCCATGAATACGTGCTGTCGGTGCCGGCCGGTGGTCGGATCGTGTTCCGCATCGGTGGCACGGAGTTCGAGCTGAAGGCGGACGGTGCAACGCTGCGCAGCGCGAAGTTGCTGGCGGACGTGCTGGACTCGACGTTCACAGGCAATACGACGACCGAGCAATTGCTGACGTTTAACGGTGGCATGCACGGCAAAGCCGCGACAACTAATGGTGTTGCCGTGCAGGTGCAAGGTGGTGCCGCTTTCACCGAAGATGTCGAGGCCGCTGGTATTTCCGTCAGCCAACATCGGCACATGGAACAAGGAGACGGTGCACCGGTCGGTCGCCCGATTACTTGATCTTACGTGGCCGGCTTTTGCTCTGGAGTTGACAGCGGGGTATCTGTTCCCGCTGAGATTTTCTTCGCTGGACAGTATTGCCGGATGAAGGTCATTTTTACGTTAAGTAAGGCGCGGGCGGCGTCTTCCGTAGCGAAATCGAAACGCGGGTCCGGCCGGAGAGTGATTGTGATTGCATGTGTGCATACGCGCAAATTTGTTAGCAATTCCCGAATATTGATGACGGAGCCGTCACCAAGTTTGCACTCCGCTGGTTGCGGTTTGTAGTCGTCAGATAAGTTCGCGACGGCAATATGATATTGAAGACAGGCATCGACGGCCTCGAATCCTCCTTCGATATTTGTTAGAACCCCGCTCATTTCGACTGCAAATGGGGTGTTGGTAACCTGTTGCTCGATAATGTTTCTATCTTTGGCAAATTTTTGTGCCCATACCAAGTACGAAGACAAATAATCTTGCTCCGCCCGCTGTAGTGAGGTTGCCTTTCCTGGACTGCCTAATCGGAGTGTGATGTGGTTGATTCCTGCAGCAATTGTATCTGCGCCCACCTGAAAATCGTCCATTGCCTCCCGGAAAGCATCTTGGTTTCTGATAATGGCATCGTTCGCTTTCTGTCGAGTATCGTTGAGATGGGTAATCCATGCTCCAACTATTCCAGAAAAGAAGAAGCCGAGGGTAACGACTATTGCAGGGTGCCGGAAGAAGTTGCTGATTCGCTCCCAGATCGACGGGCGCGTCGGAGGCGTGGGCGGCACTATGCTCGAAAGCCTCGATTTGCTTCGCACGGAAGATATCTTGTACATATCAATCTCGATATAAAGACGTTTTGGTTTGAATGCTTTTATGAGGAAGCATAGTTAATTCTAAGATTGTCAACCCCCGCTTCACGCGGTTTTTTTATTTGTGGGGTCCATTATGCCGAAAGACACACAGCACAGCGGGGCAGGTGCACCCGTAACGTTCATCGATACCGAATTCCGCAGCCGCGTAATCGTGTTTCCGGACGGCTCACACGTTGCCGTGCTGGCTGGAAAAACGGAAGTGACGGAGCCTGAGCATATCGCGTATCTCGAATCGCGCGAGTGCTTCAAGCGCATTCCGACGAAGGCGCAGTGATGGTCGCGCTGGTCGGTATGTGTCGCCGCACGGGCCGACTGATCGGCGGAGTCGAGCATCTGGTGCAGAGCATCGCGGACATTCTGAGCACGCGCAAGGGAACCCGTCGCCAGCGGCCTGATTACGGCTCGGATCTCCCTGCGATGGTCGACCTACCGGTCACGCGCGGATGGATATCGGCGGCACAGGCCGAAGCCGCGCGTGCAATCGGACGGTGGGAGCCGCGTATTGCACTGGATAGCGTGAAGGCGCTGTCTGTCGTGGACGGCAAAGTAACTTTTCGGATCGCCGGGCAGTACAACGGCGACGATGTTGTATTCGAGGTGACGATATGACCGTGATCGATCTTTCCGCGCTTGATCCGCCGGATCTCGTCGAAACGCTCGACTTCGAGGAGGTGTATCAGCGCAAGCTGGAGCACTTCAAAAGCATCTATCCGGATTGGACCGCAGCGCTCGAATCCGACCCGGTCGTCAAGCTGCTGGAGCTGGCCGCGTACGAAGAAATCCGCTTTCGGGCGCGTGTCAACGATGCCGGACGTGCCGTGCTGTTGGCCTATGCAACGGGGGCGGATCTCGAACACCTCGCGGCGCTCTGGAACCTGAAGAAAGAGATTGTCGATCCCGGTGATCCGGAAGCGCACCCGCCGATTCCGGTCACGTACGAGCGCGACGAGCGCTTGCGACTTCGCACACAGATGGGTATCGAGCGCGCGTCGACGGCCGGGCCGTCAGGCTCGTATCGATCGCTCGCGATGGACGCGTCAGCGGATGTCGCGGACGTGCGCGTCGACCGTCCCGAGCCGGGTGTCGTGCGCGTGGTCGTGAAGTCGTATTCGAACGATGGGGTCGCGAGCGCTGCACTGCTCGACACGGTGCGCCGTGCGCTTACGCCTGAGGATCGTCGGCCGCTTAACGACACGCTGCTCGTCGTGCCGGCGCGGCCGGTCAATTACGCGATCGTCGCCGACGTGTACGTCGGGCGCGGCCCTGATCCGGGTGTCGTGCTCGCTGCTCGACGGCAGGATCTCGATATCGCTGTTGCGGCAGGCGGGGGATTGCGCGTCGGTATGCCGAGGTCGGCAATAACCGGGGCGCTGCATCCGAAGGAATCGGGCGTCGTGCGGGTCGATCTGCACGCCCCTGCGGCCGATGTCGTGTGTGCGATCGATGAGTTCGCACGCTGCACGTCGATCGTGCTCAATGCGAAGGTGAACGATGACGACTGAAGCATTGCTGCCGACGAACCAGACGAGCCTTGAGGCAGCGCTCGCGCAGGTAATGCGCCCGAGCGTCGACCCTGACGTGATCCGGACGCTCTGGGATGCGGATCGGTGCCCGGTTGCGTTTCTGCCGTGGCTCGCATGGTCGCTCGCGGTCGACGGGTGGGAGCTGGCGGAGTCCGAAGACGCGCGACGCGCATTGATCAAGTCATCGCTGGCGATTTACCAGCGCAAGGGTACGCCGTGGGCGATTCGCGAGATCGTTCGACGGCTCGGTTTCGGCGAGATCGATATTCAGGAGGGGCGTCAGATCAAGCGCCGCGACGGATCGTTCAAGCGGAACGGCCGGTATCGGTACGGCGGCTCGACTGCTTGGGCCGAGTACATCGTGACGCTGCGGCAACCGGTGACGCGGGATCAGGGGGAAAACCTGAAGCGGGCTATCGAACGCTACGCGCCGGCCCGCAGTGCGCTGGCGTGGCTCGATTTTTCGGAGGTTGCGATCCGGCATAACGGACTCGCGACGCGCAACGGTCAATATACGCGAGGGGTAATCGGAACATGGCCGATTTGAAGGAAGAGAGTAAGTGGGAACCGGGGATTCGCCAGTTCGAGACGGAAGACCCGGTGCAGGGTGGCCCGGACGGCGTCGACAACATCGCACTCAAGCAACTTGGCAACCGGACGCGATACCTCAAGGATCGTGCGGACGCGGCCGACAAGGTCGTCGCAGGTCTCGGGAGCGGGAAGCTGGACAAGTCGGGCGGTGCGGTGTCGGGGGCGCTGCTCGGAAAGCCCGGCGCGATCGCTGGCAACAACCCGAAGAACGTCGGGTATGCCTTCGATGGCGATCCGGATACGGGCATGTTCTCGCCGGCAGATGGTCATCTGCAGCTCGGCGCGAACGGAGTGCCGTACGTGGTCTTGCTCGGCAACAATCTGACGCTCAATCCCGGCGGCTTCCTGTTGTTCAACTCGGGCGGGGCCGAACGCGGTCGGTTCACGCCGGCCGGTCGATTGTTGCTCGGGACGACCGACGACAACGGTCGGGACGGGATGCAGGTCGCTTACCGTGCGTCATTCGCGAACGGCGTCCAAGTTACCGGGATGGACGGGGGCGATGGTGCGCATCTTCGTGCGACTGATCCCAATTACGGTGTCCTGCTGCGCCATGACGGCATGTCCGCGTATTGGTTGCAGACGAAGAAGGGCGATCCGCTTGGTACGTGGAACACATACCGCCCGTTTGCTTGGTCACTGGATACCGGTGTCGTCACGATCGACGGGACCGGACTCGGTACGAAATTCGGCGGTCCGGCCGACATGGCCGGCGATCTCACCGTGAAACGAACGGCCGGAGAAGGGCGGATTTTTTTGGGCCAGAACAGTGGCTACTTCTATGCCAATGCGGGCGGTGCCGGGTGGTTTTCGCCGACGGAAGGTGCTTTCCAGTACTACTTCGGCAACCGAACGTTTCGCATCGACGGTCAGCCTGTGTGGCATTCCGGAAACCTGACGCCCCTCGATCTGAATCTCGGCGGCACGATGAAGTCGACGGTGTCCTTCGCGACCGGCGCGCGTCTATTTCTGGCGGAAGGCACGCCACAGAATCCGTCGCTGACGTTCAGCAATGAGGGGGCCTCGGATACCGGCCTGTATCACTACGCGGACGGTGCGTTTGGCGTGACCTGTGACGGCAGGGTGACGGTCCGATTCACGGCGGACAAGGGCACGATCTTTGATCGTGCGGTTCAGGTACCGACTCCTGCCGCCGGTGATAGGTCAAACAACGCAGCGTCGACGGCGTTCGTCGTCGACGCGATCGCATCAGCTTCAATCGGCCAGATCATTTTCGAGTCCCGGACAGCGCCGCGTGCTGGATGCCTCACGTTGAACGGCGCGTTGCTGAATCGTGCCGACTATCCGGCGTTATGGGCATACGCGCAAGGCAGCGGCACGCTGGTCGAAGAGAAGGACTGGGCGAGCAACAATTGGGCCTCGTTCTCGACTGGCGACGGAGCTACCACGTTCCGGATTCCGGAGTTTCGAGGTGAGGGCATTCGGTGTGCCGACGTCGGTCGAGGCGCCGATCCCGGCCGGCGAGTCGGGACGTGGCAGGACAGCCAGAACCGCTCGCACGCGCACGGCGCTTCGGCTGCCGCGGTCGGCGATCACGTGCACGGCGCTTGGACCGATTCGCAGGGCTTTCACGCACACCACGGCAACACGGCCGGTTCTGGTGGCCACGATCACCAGATTAATTATCCGCTTCCTCAATACGGCGGGGACACTGATCGAGGCGGTGTAGCTAGCGTCTTCTCGATTGATAACGAGGTTCGCAATGCGCGTACGTCTGCGGTCGGCGACCACGCACACGCGTTTGACACGGACGGTGCTGGAGCGCACGGGCACAACATCGGTATGAACGGAGCAGGGGCACACAGTCACGCCATTACGGTGGCGGCAGATGGCGGTGCAGAGGCGCGTATGCGCAACATCGCCGTGCTCGCCATGATCCGAGCATTCTAATTAGTGAGGTAGAGCATGCTTTGCAATCAATACGACAGTCTGACGGGCCAGTACATCGTGAGTTTTCTGGCCGACGTCGATCCGATGAATTCCAGCCGCTATCTGGTGCCCGCGTTCTGCACGCTCGAACCGCTGCCCGAGCGTGCGCCACGTACGTGGCCGTTCTGGCGCAACGACAAATGGGAAATGCTGCCGGACTATCGCGGGGTGCGCCTCTACCGCACCGAGTCCGGTGCTGGGGCTGAGATTACGGTCGCCGGTGTGACGCCGGATGAGGTGGGGTTGACCGAAATCCCGCGCCCGTCCGACGCGCATGTGTGGCGTGATGGCGCTTGGGCGATCGACGAAGAGATCGTTGCAGGCAGGGTTCGCGAAGCGGCGATGAATGACTTCTTCGCGAGACTGGAGAAGGCGCGTAAGCAGAATCTCGGCAAGTCGGACGCGCGCGTGACGGGGCGGCTGTCGGATCTCGAAGCGGCAACGTTCGATGCGTGGACGGACTATCAGGTTGCGCTGGTGCGTGTTGTCGAGTCGCCGGATTTTCCGGCGCAGATCGCGTGGCCGGATGAACCCGATCCGGATGCCATTCTCGCGAAGGTGCAGGCCGAGCGGGCGGAGAAAGCGGCTCGCGAAGCCGACGAAGCTGCGAAGCGCGAAGCGGAGGCGAAGCAGGCCGAAGCAGATCGCGCGGTAGCAGAGGCTGCGACGCCGACTCATGTCGACGACGCCGAACCGCTGCCCGAGTCGGGCGAGACCGCCAAAAAGTAACTTTGCCGACGCCACTCGTCCGGGTGGCGTCGTTTCGTTTCAAGCCGCTCCGGTGAGCGGCTTTTTTCATTTCTGGAGATCCGCATGGCAGCGACTTCCTTTTTCCACGGCATCACGACGACCATCGTCGATAGCGGTCCGCGCACGATCGCAGTGCCGTCGTCGTCGGTCGTTGGTATGGCCGACACGTACACGCCCGGTCCCGATCTGGCGCAGCCGAACGTTCCCGTGCAACTCACCAGCTACGGCGAAGCGGTACGCGCGTTCGGGGAGAACAGCGCGATCGCGCGGGCTGCCCGCGCGATCTACGCGCAGAGCAGCGCGGTTGTCATTGCGGTTGGCGTGCCGGCAGCGGCGGACGCGGCACAGCTCACGTCGGCGATCATCGGCGGTGTCTCGGCGGGTGGCGCACGCACGGGCATGCAGGCGCTGCTCGACGCGAAGTCACGTTTCAACGCACAACCGCGCTTGCTGATCGCACCTGGGCACACGTCCAAGCAGCCGGTCGCGACGGCCGCTGACTCGCTCGCCGGCAAGCTGCGTGCGATGGCCGTGATCGACGGTCCGAACGTCGACGACGAGGCGGCGATCGCGTACGCGAAGAATTTCGGCAGCAAGCGCCTGTACATGGTCGACCCCGGTGCGAAAGCGTGGGACAACGCGACGAACGGCGAGATCGCACTGCCGGCGTCGACGTACGCGGCGGGGCTCTTCTGTCAGACCGACGCGAAGATCGGCTTCTGGGCGTCGCCGTCGAACAAGGAGATCGTCGAGATCACGGGCACGGGCCGGCCGATCGAATACCTCGACGGCGACGAGACGTGTCGCGCGAACCTGCTCAACAACGCGAACATCACGACGATCATTCGCGACGGCGGCTATCGGCTCTGGGGGAACCGCACGCTGTCGGCCGATCCGAAGTGGAAGTTCGTCACGCGTGTGCGCACGCTCGACATCGTCATGGATGCCGTGCAGGCCGGCCACAAGTGGGCAGTCGATCGCGGCATCACGGCGACGTACGTCAGCGACGTGACCGAAGGGCTGCAGGCTTTCATGCGCGACCTGAAGCGTCAGGGCGCAGTGATCAACTTCGAGGTCTATCCGGACCCGCTGCTGAACACGGCGAGCCAGCTCGAAGACGGCAAGGTGTACTGGAACATCCGATTCACGGACGTTCCGCCGGCCGAAAACCCGATTTTCCGCTTCGAGGTCACGAACCAGTGGCTGACCGAAGTGCTGGATAACCAGATCTAAGGGAGGAACGATGATTCCGGAAACTCTGTACAACTGCACCGCGCACGTCGACGGCCGCGGATACGCAGGTCGCGCAACGAGCGTGACGCCGCCGAAGCTGAAGATCAAGACGGACGACTTCCGCGCGGGCGGGATGGATGCGACGATCAAGGTCGATCAGGGCATGGAAGCGCTCGACGCATCGTTCGCGATGTCGACGATGGAATACGAAGTGTTGCGCTTCTTCGGGCTGGTCGATCAGGGCGCATTCAACGCCGTCTTTCGTGCAGTCTTCATGGACCGTAGCGGCAAGACGAAGAACGTCGCAGCGTATATGCGCGGGATGTTGCATGAAATCGATCCGGGCGACTGGAAGCCGGGCGACAAGTACGAGGCGAAATTCTCGGTGTCGTGCGACTACTACAAGCTGGAGATCGCGGGCC